ACCCCGCAATTCTGTCAACAATAGTCACGTGGCGGCACAAAGTGGCATGATGCGTCGGCGCCGATGCGAGCGCGAAACAGGAGTCCAGACAATGTACACGACAACCTACGGGCCTGGCGATGAAGCTACGTGGCCTACGTATCCCGCCGGCTACAACGGCGACCACCCGAACGAAGCCGAGGCCCGCGACCACCTGCTGGCGTGCCCAGCAGACTGGCAGATGTGGCTCAGCGTCGTCTCGCAAGCCCGCGAGGGCGCGGCGTTCGACGTCGTGAACGTCCGCGAGGAGGACATGGCATCGGCTCACGCCGACGTTCTGTTGGCATGCCTGTTCGCCGGCACACGGGCGCAGGCCGATGCGGCCCGGTTCGAGCTGCAGAACCGCTTCCTGCGAGATAACGAGCGCCGCATCCAGCAGATCGCGGACGCGATGTTCGCCTGCAGCGAGCCCGATTCTGATCCGTATGACTGGGAGGTCTGAACATGACCATGATTACCATCCACATCCACCAGATCGTCAGCGTGCGCGCCCAAAAGCACCGCAGTATTGACAGATGCACTTGGAGAAACATCGTCATCACCGACGCCGACGGACGTGAGACGACGATCGCGCTGTTTCCGGCTGACGACAGCAAACCTGAGCAGATCAGCATCATTGACGAGGAGCGGCCGGAATGATCCTCGAAACCGCAGCCCAGCGCACCGAAGACTGGTACGCCGCCCGCATTGGCAAGGCCACGGCCAGCCGGTTCAAGGACGCCATCGCCGCGCTGAAATCCGGCGCCCCAGCGCAGGCCCAGCGCGACTATCTCACCGAACTGGTAGTCGAGCGTCTGACGCAGCAACCCATCCAGCGCTACGCCACCACCGCGATGCAATGGGGCACCGAACAGGAGCCCGCAGCGCGCGCGGCCTACGAGCGCGTCACCGGCATCAGCGTCGAGGAGACGGGCTTCATCGCGCATGACACCCTGCTGGCTGGCTGTTCGCCAGACGGCCTAGTGGACTGGGACGGTCTCATTGAGATCAAGTGCCCTTACAACAGCGCCGTGCATATTGAAACGCTGCTGCGTGGCATGCCCGACGAACACACCGCACAGGTGCAGGGCCAGATGTGGATCACTGGCCGGCAGTGGTGTGATTTCGTGTCCTACGATCCCCGGATGCCTGAGCCGCTGCAGCTGCACATTCAGCGGATCAACCGTGACCCTGGCTTCATTGCCGACCTGGAAGCCCGGATCACGATTTTCCTGCAACAGGTCGGCACTCAAGTCGAGGCGCTGCGGCGTCTCGCGGAAAGCAAGAAATGAGCACTGAGAAGCCCAAGCGGCCCTACGTCCGCGCCGTCAAGGTTTACGTCGTGAGCCACCCCGACCACATGGACCGCCTGATCCGCGCCATCAGCGCAGCCGAGGCGATCCGCTACGCATCGTCGGGCTACGAGGCCAAGCTTGCCACGCAGGACGACATCATCGCCCTGATGGGCGGCGGCACGCCCGTCGAGACGACTGTGGCAGCGTCCCGCGTCCCCGGCGTGGACGACGACGGCATGCCCGCCGGCCTGACTGACTGAACCCACGGGGCGGGAAACCGCCCCATTTTGGAGAGCGCCGATGTCAAACGCATACGCGCCGGTGTTCATGGCTGAAGCCTATGATTTGCTGGTTAAAAGCCTGAAGGATCAACTTGTTGAGGAGAGAAACGAAGAGTGCAAAAAATCAGATATAGAAATGTCCAAACGAGTTGAGATAGAGGAGTTAATTTTTGAATTTGTTTTAAGGCACTGCGGCCGCGCCAAGCTAATTGAGCTTGGCGAGCAAATTGATGAAATGCTTGAAAAGGAATACGGCCGCAGCCAAGGTTATGAAGAGCATGTTGAAACCGTTCAACTACCACAGGAGTAACACCAATGACCGCACTCGTACCCGTCGACCAAATCGAACGCATGGCCGTCAGCGTCGCCCGCTCGGGCCTGTTCGGAGTCAAGACGCCAGACCAGGCGATGGCCTTAATGCTGATCGCCCAGGCCGAGGGCCTGCACCCTGCTATCGCCGCGCGTGACTACCACGTTATTAACGGCCGCCCCGCCCTGCGCGCCGACGCCATGCTGGCCCGCTTCCAAGCTGCGGGCGGCAAAGTCGAATGGGGCGAGTACACCGACACGCGCGTGGTCGGCAAGTTCTCACACCCGTCTGGCGGCAGCGTTGAGATCGCGTGGACCGTCAAGATGGCGCAGGACGCCGGCCTGACGCGCAACCCGACATGGAAGTCCTACCCCCGCCAGATGCTGCGCTCGCGCTGCATCTCTGAGGGAATCCGCACCGTGTTTCCGGGCGTCGTGGTCGGCACCTACACGCCAGAGGAGGTCGGCGACATGGAGCCCCGCGAACCCGTCCGCATGCGCAACATGGGCACTGTGGACGAGGTCGCACCGCCCGCACCGCCCGCACCGCCTGAGCCTCCAGAGGGCCTGATTGACGTTGACGAATTGCTGGAGTCAATTGAGCTTGCCAGCACGCTGGAGGGCCTCGAGATGCTCCGCGCCGACATCCGCCGCATGCCGAAAGGCGACGACCGCAACCGCGTGATCGCCGCAGCCACGCGCCGCGTTGACCAGATCCGCGCCGAGCAGGAGCCCCCTGCCGGCGACCCGCAAATCGTCCAGGCCGAGGAGGGCACCGTATGAGCACCCCAGTGATGACCCAGGCCGAGGCGGCGCTGCACTACCGTCTGCAGGCCGTGCAGGACATGTACGCCGTCGCTGACGACCGAGCCCGCACCGCCCGCGAGCACATCGACCGCCTGCTGGTGGCGATCTACGAACTGTCGTTCCCGCTGCTGGGCCACCCGGAGCACGGCAAGGCCGCCGGCAAGGCGCACGACATCGCCGCTGACATCGAGGACTGGTGGTTTGCCGAGGAGAACACCGATGACGACGAATGACACCCTGCTGACCGAGCAGGAACTCGCCGAGCGATGGCGTGTGGCCAAGCGCACCGTGCGCCACTGGCGCGCCAATCAGCGCGGGCCGGCGTTCATCCGGCTCGGCCGCACCCAGCAGGGGCGCGTGATGTACCGGCTTGTCGATGTGCTGGCCTATGAGGCTCGGCAGAGGAAGGAGGAAGCGGAATGAACACCCTACGAGAAGCCGCCCTCGTCGCCGCAGCCCAACGCGAGAAAGTCGCCCACTGGATGCGCAGCATGGGCTACGCCACCGGCCACGGTGACACGATAGAGGATCTGCTGGACCACCTTGGCACGCAGATTGCCGAGCGGCTGCTGATGGAGCGCACCGCCTGTGCCGACATCTGCGACCAGCACGCAAGCATCGAGGGCATCGCGCAGCAGTGTGCTGCGGAGATCCGGGCAAGGAGCAAGATATGACTGACAACGAAATCGCCACCCTGATGAACGAAACCGCAGGCCAGCACTGGGGCAACGAGGCGCACTTTCAGCGGTTCGCTGTTGCGCTTGAAAAACGTTTTGAGGCGGCGACGAGGTTTGTGATCAAGATGGCAATGGAAGCAGAGCGCGAGAACGGCGCAGCCGCCGAACGCCAGCGCTGCGCCATGGTTGCCCGCCAGTGGGACGTAGACTGCCCGAACACAAACTGCGGCAGGTGCATCGCCCGTCTTATTGAAGGGAACAACCCATGAAACCCAGCCACCTCACCACCCCACGCACGCTGGCCGACTGCACGTTCACCACGGGCTACAACATCGCGGAGCCGCGTTTGCGTTACGTTCCAGCGCCCGCAGTTATCATTGCGTGCATCGCGCTGGGAGCCCTGCTGTGGACATTGCTCTGACCATCGACATCATCGTCTGCGCCGTGCTGGCCGCTGTCGGCGTGTTGCTGTTTTGGCCGCAGGTATGAGCTACATCCCCACCGGCTGCGACCAGCAGGGTCGTTATCCCGAGGCTGCCGAGGCGGCGACCGAAATCGGCGCTGACGACTTCGACGACGCGGCCGCGATCATCGTTAAGCAGATCATCTGCATCGTCATTGTCATCGCTGTCATGGCGGCAATCTTTGCGTTTCAATAGCTCCAGATCGCCGGCACGGCCCGCAGGTCAAGGTGGATGAACCGGCCTGTGCCCTTTTGCTGTACGCCGATTCCGGTGAATCCTAGCTCCAGCGCTAAACGCAGGAAACGCACGGCGTCAGCGCCCTGCACCGCCACATCGGCAGCCATGCCGGTAGAGTGCATGCCCGGATGCGTCTTGGCTTTTTCTATAGGATGATCAGAGCAGCGCCAGCCCGAACTGATGACCATCGGGCCGAACTCGTTGCGCAGCGACTGCAAGCGCTCCATGAACGCCGGCTGCATCTTCTCGCGCCCACAGTGCCGGCAGCGGAACTCCGCAGAGCGGAAGTTTGGGTATTCGGCCCAGTCCATTACTGGCGACGCTTGTCGTACACACTCCAACCCACGCCAGCAGCAGCAGCAGCGCCTCCTATGATGGCATCAATTGTACCGCCATCAATTCCATATCTGACGGCAAAACCGCCCGCAACGGCGGTCAAGATGTGGCGAACCAACGCTTGAATGATGACTGCGTTCATTTGTCAGCCTTTGCTTCCAGTTTGTCAAAAATCCTAGCCAACATAGACTTAATTTCACTTATGTCGGCCTTGTAGTCTTCTTTGGCAACGTAGACATGCGGCATTTGCCTGACGTCCTTGTCAAGAAGTCTAATTGATTGCCAAATGTTGTTCAGTATCCAGCCGCCCAAAACGCCGGCCAGAGACACTGCGATGTTGAAGAGGGCTTGAGTGTCCATCAGTCAATCAAGGCGTTTGTGGGTTGATTGGTGAACGTCGGAATGCCCATTGCCGCACGCAAAAGTGCTTCGTTACCCGCCGCCAGCGCGTTGACCGTTGGCGAGTCGTAGGTCGGAATTGCCCTTTGCTGCGCCAAGTTGCTTCTGAGGTAACGCCTTGCTCCGGCGGAAACTGCTGCCGGCGCCATTGCTCCCACCGCACCGCCAAGAGTTGCACCTTGCGGGCCGCCCATAGCGTAGCCGCCAGCAGCGCCAAGACCGCCGCCTATGCCGCCAAACAGTGTTTGCGATCCAGGCGTGCCCTGAGTGCCAGGTTGCACCATCACCGGCCGCGAGATGTTGGCAAATCGTGCGATCAGGTCTAGGTCGCCGCTGAAGTATCTGCCTCTGGTTTGCAAATCATTGGCGAGCTGCCTTGCGTTGACGGAGCCACCGCCTTCGACGATGGCGTCTTCTACCGCGTGACTGATTGCCATGCGCTGCCGAGATGCCCGGAACTGCTCAAGCATGGCCTGAGCGTTCGGATTGCCGGCCTGTTGCAACGAGCGCTCAATCTGGTCTTCAAGCGCATTGCTGACGGCTCTTTGCGCCAAACCAAGCGCGTTGTCACCGCGAGAAATGTTGGCGTTGGCCTGCTCTCGCAACGTTCTAGTGGCTTGCAAGGCGTCTGCAGAATTAAACTGCCCCACGCGATACGAATTGACCAGATCAACAACAGGTTGCGGGATAGCGCCCGGGAATGACCGGCCTGGGCCGGTGTACGCCTGCAACACATTGTTCAAGGCGCTGTCAAAGTCCTGATCGGTTTTTACAGCGCCAATTCGGTTCAGCGGTTCGTATCCCTTCTGAAACTCGTCCTTGCGGATCTGCTGCGTTGTGCTGCGCTCAAGCCTTGCGTCTGGAGGCAATCCGAGAGCCCTTCGCGCAAGACGATCAGTGACCTCTTGGTTGCGGACGGCAAATTCTTGCTGCGTTCGTATCTTGCCCCCAAGGCGTTCCGCCAGCACGTTTTGGGTTGATGGCGTAATGCTTCCGGGCGTTGCAATATAGCCCTCAGCTTGCGCCTGTCGTAGCGTCAAATCGCGCACAGCGTTGCGAGACTGCTGGGCTTGCAGTGACGCCTGCCGAGCCTGCGCAGCGCTGATGGCGGCCCCCGGAACTGCCATAGAAGTTGCGGCGCCAAGCAGCGGTTGTCCAGTCGCCTCAGTGACGCCTTGGCCTGCCGCACCGGCAGCAGCGCCAGTTGCGGCCATGCCAGTCGTAGCACGTGCCAGTTGTGGCAGCGTTCTTGCGGTTTGACCGATAGCGCCAGCACCTCCAGTAAGGGCACCTGTCGCACCTTGCAGAGCAACGTCAAGCACTCGCTGGCCTGCAGTGGTCTCGCCCTGCGGTTCGCGGATGAGCCCAGCGCGTTTAAATGCCTCTGCAACGGGCTGCCGAGGCGCGGTGACGTCTGGCGCAAGATCGGGTCTTCCTAGCGCGGTGGCTGCCGTGCCAAATCCCATCTTTGCAAGATTGGCCACGTTTTCTGGCGCCGTCAGCAAAATGTCTGCCGCACCAGCAATAGCGCGATATGGCGCGCTGGTGATGATGTCCATCGTAGAAGCGCGGCGTCGTGGGCCGGGGACTTCTGACGCAGACCGAGCGGTGGCAAGATCAAAGCCCGAGGCAAGCTCTTGTTCAACCGGCTTGGCAGTTGAAAGGTCGAACGCCATTACTTGACCTCCACAAAACGCTTGCCATCAGGACTGACCCACGCTCGATTGCCTTTGGCGTCTTGTTTCAGCGTCCAGTCAGCGCCAACGCCAGCCGGCCGACCAGTCTGCGGCGCACGCGCAGGCGCGGCGGCCGCAGGTTGCGGCACGTACTTACGAAGTTCTGGACGATCAAACAGAGACTTTCCACCATCGCCAGCGTACCAAGCATCCTCAACGCCCTCGTACGTCTTATTCTCTTTCCACCATTTGTCCCAAAACGACCTCTGCTCAATGTCGCGCTTGCTTTGCGCCTTGGTGACGTCCAAAATAAATCGGTTGGCTTCTCTTGTGTTGCCAAGTTGCGAAGCTGTTTGCGTAATGCGCTGTGCGTCGGCTTCGGTTTGCGGGCCTTTCTGTTCAAGCTGGCGCTGCAGCACCATTTGATTGAGGGCCGAAGTAAAAGCCTGAGCGTCCGACGCGTACTTTGTTGCCTCAGGAACGCCGAGAGCAGATAGCACAGATGCCGCTGCTTTTTGCGCTTCGGCGCCAAAGCCAGTTCTGAATCCTTGGTCAAGAATATTGATCTGCGTATCAATTGCCGGCAAAGTTCTTGCTGCAAGCCTAGCCGCTTGAGAAATTGTTTCGTATAGCTTGACGTTAAACTCGCCCTTGGATTGGCGCTCTTTTTTCTCTAGCTCAGGCAAATTCACTTGCACGTTAGTTGATGCCGCTGGCGGCCGCGTTGTCAGCATCTGAATTCGCTGCTCCAGCGGAGTCCTTCGCGGGTCACCTGCCGGCAACTGAGCAATCTCTTGCTGCAAACGCGAGATTTCTGACGGCGCAAACTCGCGTTCCGCCTTGGGCCTGTTTGCATCCGCGATCGCCCGACCAAGCTGCTGCAACTGAGGGCTTCTGCTTTGCAGCATCTGCCCGACCTGTTCCGACGAATACTGCCGGCCACCGTAATCCAGCATCTTCGCGGTCGCGGCAGGCGCACCCATAGGCGCAGGCGCAGCCTGTGCCATCATGGCGTTCACAGGCCGAGCGCCACCGGCAGCGCCAAAGTCCATCTCTGGCGCTGCTTCTGGTGCTGCGGCCGGCATGGCGGCAGGCTGCTGGGCCATCGCAAGCGCACCGGCACCGCCACCGGCACCGTTACCAAAAATTTTCTGGCGATCGTCCTCCTCCATCG